AAGCACAGGAGCAGGTCGCCGGCTTGTGGGTGTATGAGATTGCCGAGCTGAGCCACTTCAGCAAGGCGGACGTGGCGGCCATCAAGGGCTTCATCAGCTCGAAGGTGGACCGGTACCGGGTGGCTTATGGGACGACGGTGGGCAAGTTCCCCAGGCAGGTGATTCTGATCGGAACCACGAACGAGAACACTTACCTGCGGGATCGTTCAGGCAACCGGCGTTTCTGGCCCATACCGGTCCGCAATGCGATCAACACGCCCTGGGTGGTGAAGTATCGCGATCAGCTGCTGGCCGAGGCCTATGTGCTGTACCAGCAGGGCACGGCCTTCACGCCGACCAATGATCAAGAAAAGCGGTTGTTCTACCCGATGCAGGAATCCCGCCTGGTGGAGACGGCTGTGCTGTCTGAGTTGCTGCATGTGCTGACCCGATCACCAACGGCTGCGGGCATTGGCAGCATCGTGAATGAGCTGACCGGGTTTGTGACGATCAGCCAGCTGGTGTTGGCCTTGGGTGTAGATGCGGCCAAGTCCACCCCGGCGCTGGAGGCGCAGATTCGCGGCTGGCTGGATAACGAGGGCTGGGACCGCGTGAAGAAGCAGGTGAATGGGGCGCGGGCCTGGGGATACACCCGGCCCAAGAACTGGCCGCCTGAAGGCGTTGATGAGGACATGACCGCTGCGGGTGACCAGCCCGGGGCGGACAACACCACTGAACAGGACGATGACGATGTGCCTTTTTGAGCTGAAGCTCAAGGCGCGCGAATCGCGCCGGATGACAAGCACCGGGGGAGGCGTGATTCGCGCCGCTGCTTGCCATGCGGATGCGGGGACGTCACCGGTTGCAGCCATGACGTAGACCGAAAGTGTCCAAGTGTCCATGGTGTCCATGCGTTTGCATGGAGCGCACCAGTGGCCTCTGTCTCCAGTCAGTGGGGGTTGAAGCTGCTGCATGGTCATTTGGGTTTTGAACCTGTGTCCTGTGCCATTTGCCAAGGCGGGCGGGCACAAGCAGGCACGTACCTGCGCACGCGCTCGCGGGCACTCAATCACCCACCTATTACCTCTATAGAAAAGGATGGACAGCATGGACACCCAGACGGCAAAAGATGCGATGAAGGCTGTGAAGCAGGAGATGCGGCAGACGGCCAAGTTTGTGGCGGAAAAGCGCGCGGAGTTTGGTGAAGCCCACGTGAAGGACATGCAGCGCCGGGCCATGCGGGGCGAGCGGGGATGCTTCTATGCTGTCGAGAAAGTGGCCCCGGACACGTACAAGACCTTCGGCACGCCATTTGATTGGAGTGGGCCGGATACCGAGATGCTGAGCCGGTGCATGGTGTTGGGCATTGACTTTGCCGGAATGATGCGCCCGCCTGATTCCGCTGTGCATGCGTGTGCACCAGCAGGCAAGGGGGTTAAACATGGCGCGGCTTGATCGCATCAAGCGCCGGCTTGAGAACTGGGCGATGTGGAAGGCCAATGGTGCATCGGGTGGTGTGGGCTTTGCCACCCGGTCAGTGCTGCTGTCGGATACCTGGAGCCGGGGCAGCTACAACGGCATGAGCATTCCCGTGTTCGATCAAGATGCCGAGCTGACCAATGCGGCCATTGAGTCGTTCCGCCTGACTCGGTCGCACCTGCACCTGACGCTGCAGTGCATGTACATCAAAGATCTGGGTGTGAAGGGCACAGCGGAGAAGATGCACTGCGCTGTCAGCACCGTGCATGCCAACCTGGCCCATGCGGACGCGGCCATCGATGCATGGCTGGATGCCCGGCAGCAGGATCTGGAGCGCAAGCGGGTTGCCAGCGAAGCGAACGAAAAGAGTTTTACACCATAGACGATTCAGGTACATTTCAGGCACATTGAAATTGTTGTGTCTCCACCCACAGCAATGCAATCAACCCCGTCAGTCGCAAGGCTGGCGGGTTTTCTTTTGCCGCGTAGAGCAGTGGTAGCTCGTCAGGCTCATAACCTGAAGGTCGGTGGTTCAACTCCATCCGCTGCAACCAGTCAACATGCCCATCTCTGCGCCTCGTCCGTGTACCGCACCAGGGTGTGGAAAGCTGGTGCGCGATGGATCAGGGCGCTGTGAGGCGCACAAGCGGACAGAGCAGCGCGCTCACGATGCGCAGCGCGGCACGTCATCGGAACGCGGCTACTCGTACAAGTGGCAGCAGGCCCGCATGCATTTCTTGCGGGCGCACCCTCTGTGTGTGAGACACGAGGCGCGCGGCGAGACAGTCGCGGCCTCGGTGGTCGACCACATCGTGCCGCACCGGGGCGACAAGGCGCTGTTCTGGCAGCGCGACAACTGGCAGCCGCTGTGCAAGCAGTGCCACGACATCAAGACGGCCACCGAGGACGGTGGCTTTGGACACCGTAGGGGAGGGGGGTAGCAAATGTTTGCACCCTCCCGCCCTAGACCGACCGGTTCCCCTTTTTTTTGCGTGCGCGGGTTTTGGGGGGAGGGGTACCCCCTCGGGATTAACAACATTCACTGAAAAGAGTCATGACTGGATCACGCGGCCCGCTTCCGAAGCCGGCAGCGCTCAAATTGCTGGAGGGAAACCCCGGCAAGCGGGCGCTGAACCTGTCGGACGGGGTCAACCCGCGCGTGGAGATCCCGTCGGCGCCCAAGCACCTGGGCATTGAGGCTCGCAAAGAGTGGAAGCGCATCACTCCGCTCCTGGAGGACCTCGGCCTGATCAGCGGACTGGACCGCGCCGCCCTGGGCCTGTACTGCCAGGCTGTGGGCCGGCTGACCGAGATGGAAACCGCCTTCAACGGCATGGTGGCCCGCAAGGTTGCCGAGGGCACCGACTACGCTGACGCCGTGTACGAGTGCAGCTACGCCGTCACGCCCAGCGGCTACGCCCAGCAGAGCGTGATCACGCAGCTCATCAAGTCCAACCGCGAACAGGTCAACCGCTACCTGATGCACTTTGGCCTCAGCCCTGCGGCCCGCGCCCGGGTGCAGCCCTCGAACTACGTGCAACCCTCGTTGCCCGGCATCGAACCCGCACCAGGCACCGAACAAAATGCCACCGGCTTCGCGCGCTTCGCGGTCGTGTGACATGAGCCGACACCTTGACCATGCCATGGCCTACGCCCAGCGCGTCCAGGCCGGAGAAATCCCGACCTGCAAATGGACCCGCCTGGCCATCGATCGGCAGCTGGCCGACCTGGCGCGCGAGCCCGGCGACGACTGGCCGTGGGTGTTTGATGCCGAGCGGGCCGAGCGGCCGTGCGACTTCCTGGAGCTTCTGCCCCACATCAAGGGCAAGTGGGCCCGAGAGCGGCGGCTGATCGAGCTGGACCCGTGGCAGTGCTTCATCCTGACCACCGTGTTCGGCTGGGTGCACCGCGAAACCGGCCTTCGCCGATTCCGCGAGGTCTACCTGGAGATCCCGCGCAAAAACGCGAAGTCAACCCTGTCCAGTGGCGTGGCCCTGTACATGCTGACCGCCGACGGCGAGCAGGGCGCAGAGGTCTACAGCGCCGCCACCACCCGCGACCAGGCGCGCATCGTCTTTGACGACGCCAAGGCCATGGCCGAGCGCACGCCCGACATGCGCACCTACCTGGGCGTGGCCATCATGCAGCACTGCGTGACCGTGGCACACACGGCCAGCAAGTTTGCCCCGCTGGCGGCCGAAGGCAGCACGCTGGACGGCCTGAACGTGCACTTCGCCGTGCTGGACGAGCTCCACGCGCACAAGACGCGCGCCGTGTATGACGTGATCGACACCGCACGCGGTGCGCGCGAACAATCCCTGCTGTGGAACATCACCACCGCCGGTACCGACCGGGGCGGCATCTGCTACGAACGCCGAACGCACCTCACCAAGGTGCTTGACAACGTGGTGACCGACCCCAGCACCTTTGGCATCATCTACAGCATCGACGACAACGATGACCCGTTTGTTGAAGCCAGCTGGGCCAAGGCCAACCCCAACTGGGGCGTGTCTGTGCTGCGTGACGACATGGAAGCCGCCAGCCGCAAGGCCGAAAGCATGCCGTCGGCGCTGAACAACTTCCTGACCAAGCGGCTGAACGTCTGGGTCAACGGTGAAAGCCCATGGATGGACATGCGCGCATGGGAAAAATGCGCCGACACCACCCTGCAGCTCAGCGACTTCGCGGGCGAACCCTGCTGGATCGGCCTCGACCTGGCACAGAAAAAGGACTTTGCCGCGCTGTGCCTGGTGTTCAACCGCTCCGGCACATGGTACGTGTTCACGAGGCTCTACCTCAACGAGCTGGCCGTGCAGGAAAGCGGCAACGCCCACCTCACAGGCTGGGCCAGATCCGGGCATGTACAGGTCACAGACGGCGACATCACCGACTTTGACGTCGTCAGCGAGGACCTGCGCAAGTACTGCCGCACGCACGACGTGCAAGAAATCGCCTTTGACCCGGCCCTGAGCATGTATTTCGCGGGCAAGCTGATCGAAGAAGGCCTGCCGCTGGTGGAAATCACCCAACGCGCCATGTTCTTCACGCCGCCGCTGATCCAGGTCGAGAACCTGGTGCTGGAAAAGAAGCTGCGGTTTGACGGCAACCCCGTCATGACCTGGATGGTGTCCAACCTGGCGGTCAAGGTCAGCAAGTTCAACGAACTTCGCAGCCCGACCAAGGAACGACCCGAAAACAAGATAGACGGACCCATGGCCATGTTGATGGCTCTGGGCCGTGCACTGGCAGTGCAGACAAACGACATCATTGACGCAAATTACATCCTGCCCGACCTATGAACAGCACCATCTTCAACGCCAGCCTGCTGATCGGCCTTGTGCTCATCATGGTCGGCGTGGCCGGGCTGCATTCCGTATGGGCTGCACTGGCCGTCGGTGGCTGCTTGCTGCTTGGCATCACCCTGCTGCTGGCCCGCTGGGCCGGTGTGGCCGCTAAAAAGTAAAGGCCGCGCATGTTTTTGACTAACCTACGCGCTGGCCCTGCCGCCGATCATGACTTTTGGTACACCGCCGTGCAAGCTGGCGGCGCCACGCACTCCGGTGCCATCGTCACGGCCGACAGTGCCATGCGCCTGTCCACTGTGTACAAGTGCATCAAGGTCATTTCAGAGACCATTGGCATGCTGCCGCTGCACATGTACCGAACGGGGGCCAACAACCACCGCGAGCGCGTGCAAGACAACCCCATTGCAAGACTGCTGGCAACCCGGCCCAACCGGTGGCAGACGCCGATGCAGTTCCGCATGATGGTCGAAGCCCATCGCAGCATGCGCGGAAACGGGTACGCACGTATTGTGCACAGTGCAAACGGCGAACCCGAAGAACTGATCCCTCTTCACCCGGACCGTGTCACCCCCGAGGTTGCCGCCAACGGACTTCCGCGTTACCAGATCAAAAACCCAGACGGCACGCACAGAGAAACCCTGGTGCAAGGTGAAATCCTGCACCTGACCGGCCTGTCGCTTGACGGGTACGTCGGCATCAACCCCATTCAGGCTGAGCGCGAAGCCATCGGATCCGCCATCTCCGCCCGTGACTACGGCAGCCGCTTCTGGGCCAACGACGCCCGGCCGCCGTTCTGGATCAAGATCCCGGGCCAATTCAAGGACATGGAAGCCGCAGAAAGCTTCCGGGACCAATGGCAGGCCAAGTACGGCGGGGCCAACCAGGGGCGTCCAGCCACGCTGGACAAAGGCATGGAAATCCACGAACTGGGCCTCAGCAACCAGGACTCACAATGGATTGACGCCCGTAAATACAGCGACGTCGACATCTGCGGCTTGTGGCGCATGCCGCCGCACAAAATCGGCATCCTGGACCGCGCCACGTGGGGAAACATCGAGCAGCAGAACATTGAGTTCGTCACAGACTGCGTGCTGCCCCTTGCGATCAGCTGGGAGCAAACCATTCAGCGTGACCTCATCGAAGATGAAGCCACCTTTGTTGAGCACATCATGGAAGTGCTGCTGCGTGGCGACACCACCACACGCTACACCGCTTACGGAAAAGCCATCCAGGACGGCTGGCTGACCCGGAATGAAGCTCGCCGGCTGGAAAACAGAAACCCCCTTCCGGGCCTGGACGAGCCGCTGCAGCCGCTGAACATGACGCAAGCCGGTACCGCCTCCAATCTGGTGCCAGACGCACCACGGCGCGCGGGTCGTGCGGTTGCCTTGTTGGCTGCCAGCGCAGAGCGTGTGTACCGCAAAGAAGTCGGCCTGCTCATGCGCCGCAAGGAAGGCGAGCCATTGGCCCAAGTGTTCACCGGTCATGCGCGCTTCGTTGCCGAGGTCATGGCCGTGCCACCAGCACAGGGCGAACAGCACACCGCTGCCACCATTGCTGCCATCGAGCAACTGCTCGCCAGCGGCGTGGTTTTGAGCACCTTCGACTCCCCCGAGTGGAAGGAAAAACAAATTGCTGCCCTGTTGCAGCTCGAAGGATGACCATGCTGCGCCTGCTTGCCGAGTTTTACACCACCCCCTGGGCGCTGGATCCTGCTATCCACGCCCAGATGGAAGCCATTCTGGAGCGCTGGGCCACAGGCGTACGCCTGAACCCCACTGAAATTCAGGCCGCCATTGGCAACGCCCCACAGGCTACAGCCAATCGGCGCGCCCAGGCCGGTGCCGCCAGCGCGGGCAACATCGCCGTCATCCCGGTTTATGGCGTGCTCACTCACCGCGCCCACGCCATGCAGGTCAGCACCACCATGACCAGCACCGAAGCGTTGGGCAACACCCTGCGCGCTGCGGCCAACAACCCGGACGTGTCCAGCATCATCATGGACATTGACAGCCCGGGTGGATCCGTCTTTGGTGTGCAAGAGGTAGGCGACGTCATCCAGAGCCTGCGCGGCAGCAAGCCCATCATTGCCGTGGCCAATGCCCAGGCCGCCAGCGGTGCTTACTGGATCGCATCGCAGGCCGATGAAGTGGTGGTCACACCCAGCGGCGCAGTAGGCAGCATCGGCGCCTTCATGAAACACACCGACGCCAGCGCCAAGATGGAGCGCGACGGCATCAAGAACACCTACGTCTACGCCGGAAAGTACAAAGTCGAAGGCAACCCGGACGGCCCGCTTGAAGGCGAAGGCCTGGCACATGCCCAGGGCATGGTCGACAGCTTTTACACCGCCTTCGTTCGCGCTGTGGCCAAAGGCCGGGGCGTCAGCGTCGAGACCGTCCGAGGCGAAGCCTTCGGACAAGGACGCATGGTGCTGGCCCGTGATGCCGTTGCAAGCGGCATGGCCAACCGCGTTGCCACGCTAGACCAGGTCATTGCCGAACAGATGAAACCCAAGCGCAAGGCGGGCGCCCTAAGTGCCAGCACAGCCGCCGCGCAATTGCAGATCCTCCACGCTGCGCCCTGAAGCGCAGTAACCCAGCAAGCGGCCCGACAACGCCGCACCAGCTGCAGGCCCACCGGCCGGCAGATGCAGGCCGACGCCTGAAAGTTGTCAAAAAGACCCTGAATCCACCCACACACAGGAAACACCATGAAAAAATCTCTCTTTCTCTTTGCGGTTTTTGCCGCTGCAGCGGCCTGCGTCGGCGCGGCCTTCGCCGGCATCCCCGACGCGATCGCCTTGCTTCCCCTGGGCCAGCCCGACGCCCTGACCGCAGCCCAACTGCTGGGCTTTGCCGCCGCTGGCAGCATCAAGCAGCTGCATGCCCTGCAAACCAAGCGAAAAACCACGCTGGACGCCATGACGGCCATTACCACGGCCGCCGCCGCCCGGGAAGATGGCATGTTGACCGATGCCGAGCGCACGCAGTTTGACGCCCACTCCGCCAGCATCGCCACGCTGGACGGGGACATTGGCCGTGTCAAGGCCCAGATTGAAGCCACGCGCGGCGGCACCAGCGTTGAAATCCCTGACGGCCAGATCCACATCACCGACAACCTGCGAGAGTCAGCCAACCACGGCTTTCGCAGCTTTAGCGAATTCGCCATGGCGTGCGTACAGGCCTCCGGTGACGGCGTCCAGGCAGACCAGCGCCTGCAGATCGGTGCAGCGTCTACCGCACCAGGCTCCTACGGCAACACGGCCAGCGGTGCTGACGGTGGCTACCTGGTGCCGCCGGAGTTCAGCCAGGCCATCGTGACCACGGCGTACAACGAAAACCAGTCGTTTGTCCCGCTGACCGACAATACGCCCGTCACTGGCAACAGCATGACCTTCCCGGTAGACGAAACCACCCCGTGGGGTTCCGCCGGCATCAAGGCCTACTGGACCGACGAAGCCGGCGCCGGCACCGAAAGCAAGGGCAAGTTTGACCCCGACACCCTGCGCCTCAAAAAGCTCACTGCACTGGTGCCGCTGACCGAAGAAATGTTGTCAGATTCGTCTGCCCTGGCCTCCTATGTCCAGCGCAAGGTGCCTGAAGCCATCGCCTTCAAGACCAACGAGGCACTGTGGAACGGTTCCGGCGCCGGCAAGCCCAAGGGCTACTACAGCGCCAGTGGCCTGCTCGTCAGCGTGGCCAAGGAAACAAGCCAGGCAGCAGACACCATCGTTGCGCAGAACATCAGCAAAATGCGCGCACGCATGTCCAGCCGGTCATGGCGAAACGCCATCTGGTGCATCAACAACGATGCCCTGCCGCAGCTTGACACCCTGCTGTACGCCACTGCCGCCACCAACGGCGTGATTTACAAGCCCGAAGGTGGGCGATTCGGCTACGGCACCCTGCTGGGCCGCGACGTGATGGTCACCGACTTCAATGAGACCGTCGGCGACAAGGGCGACATCGTTCTGGTGGACTGGAGCATGTACCGCACCATCACCAAAGCCGGCGGCATGGAAACCGCCACCAGCATGCACTTCTGGTTTGACCGGGGTCTGACCGCCTTCCGTACCCTGTTCCGCATTGACGGCCAGCCGAGCATTCAGGCGCCTGTCACGCCCAACAAGGGCAGCAACACGCTGTCGCCCATCGTCACGCTGGACGCCCGCGCCTGATCCACCCCGCCATGACAAACGCCCCTGCAAAGGGGCGCTGTTGTGGCGGCGTTGTTCACCTCATTTCTTCACTGGAGTCATCCCATGCTGCAATCCAAACTCTCCGAGATGCTGGCCATCGTTGGCATCATCAACCCCGCCACCGTCGCCAACACCGAAGTGTTCACCACCGTGGTGGACCTGGGCGCCAACCGCCAGGCCGCTGCCATCGCCATGATCGGCAACATCCCGTCCGAAACGCTGGACTTCAGGGCCTACAGCTGCGACAGCGATGGCAACAACGCCGCCGCCATTACCGGCCGCGCTGCCACCCAGCTGGCCGCCCATGCCAGCAACAACGACAACAAGCAACTGGTCATCAACATCCGTGACGGCGATCTGATCGCCAGCGGCAAGCAGCATGTCAAGTTCGGCCTCGTCACGGGGGGCGCCACCGGCGGACCCTGCGCCGTGGTCGTGCTGGCCGCGCCGCGCCAAGGCATCGCCAGTGCCAACGACCTGTCCAGCGTCGTCGAGATCATCTAACCCACCCCGCAGCCCGCTGCGTGAAAAGCCCTCCCGCCCCCGGCTGGAGGGCTTTTTGCCAAGCTGACCGCCCCATCCATCCCACCGCACCCCATGGCCACCTACCGCACCACAGACGCCACCCTTGAGCCGCTCACCATCGAGCAGGCCAAGCGCCACCTGCGCGAGGACCTGGTGGACCCGGACAACGACGCCGACATTGCCGCCTGCATCACCGCCGCCCGGCTGGACGCCGAATTTCGCCTGCAGCGCACCCTGATCACCTCCACCTGGCGCCACACGCTGGACGCCTTCCCCAGCCTGTGCAGTGACTACAAAGACGGTGCCATTCGCCTGCCCATGGGCCGCACCATCGCCGTCACGTCCGTGAAGTATGTGGACGACAACGGCACCCTGCAAACCCTGGCGGCTGACCAGTACCTGGTTGACGCCTCTGGCGACGTGGCCCGCATCACCCCGGCCTACGGCCTGAGCTGGCCGTCCACACGTGTGCAGCCGGGTGCTGTGCAGGTCAACTACACCGCAGGCTACGGCAGCACCGCCGCCACGGTGCCCGCGCCCATTGTCAGCTGGATCAAGCTGGCCATGTCTGACCTCTACGGCCAGCGCGGCCGCAGTGCAGAGCGCCCCATGCTGCCGCACCACTTTGCAGACGGCCTGCTGGACGGCTACCGGATCTGGAGCCTCTGAGATGAACCCCGGCTTACTCAACCGCCGCATCACCATCCAGCGCCGCGTCACCACCCAGGACGCCGCTGGCCAGCCCGCGCAGACGTGGCAAACCGTCGCCGACCCCTGGGCGGACGTGCGCACCCCCACCGGGCTGGGCAGCATCAAGGCCGACGCGCCCACCAGCACCGTGCGCCTGAGCATCCGCCTGCGCTGGCGGACGGACATCACCGCAGACATGCGCGTGCTGTTGTCCGAGCAGCCCTACACCATCACCGCCGTGCTGCCCGACCATGCCGGGCGCCAGCACATTGACCTGGTCTGCGAGGCCACCACATGAGCAGCTTTGCCATCGCTTTTGACACCCGCAGCCTGTTTGATGGGCTGGACGCCCTGGCCCTCGGCGCCGCTCAGCAAACCCGCCCGGCCGCACAGGCCGCAGCCCAGGTGCTGTACGACGAAGCCCGCCAGCGCGCCCCGGTGGCCGCCCGCCCGCACAAGACCAAGTCTGGGCGCATCATCGCCCCCGGCGCCTTGCGCGCCAGCATCTACCAGGCCTACAGCCGGGACAACAGCAGCCACGGCCACAGCACCTACCACGTCAGCTGGAACTACCGCAAGGCACCCCACGGCCACCTGGTGGAGTTCGGCACCAGCCGCGCCGCAGCGCACCCCTTCCTGCGCCCCGCCTTTGAGGCCCGGCACGCCGCCGCCCTGCAGGCCGCACAGGCCACGCTGGTCAGCGGGATGCAAAACGTGATCGCAAGGCTTGGCCGATGACCGTCGAATCCACTCTGCACAGCCTGCTTGCCTCCCTGGTGGCCTCCCGCGTGTACCCGGACGTGGCCCCTGAAGGCACTGCGCGCCCCTACATCACCTACCAGCAGGTGGGCGGGCGCAGCCCGGTGTACATCGAAGGCGCACTGCCCACCACCAAAAACGGCCGCTTCCAGCTCAGCATCTGGAGTACAAGCCGCGCGTCCACCGCCGCCCTGGCCCTGCAGGCAGAAGCCGCACTGGTGGCCTCCACCACCCTGCAGGCCGAGCCCGTGGGCGCCCCGGTTGCCGTGCATGAGCCCGACACCGGCCTGTACGGTGCCCTGCAAGACTTTTCCGTCTGGTCACCCCGTTAGTCGACCAGCCCACAGACCCCGGCCGCGATGCCACCCCAAGCAAAGCCGCACCAGGCAACTGGCGCGGCTTTTTTGTTGCCCGAAGAGGGCGTCCACAACGCCGGCAGCGCCGGTTTTCTCCCACTCCGAAAGGCCCAAAATGGCATCAGTCCCAACCGGCACGACGTTCTACGTCGCCAGCACCATTGCTTCGGCAAAAACCACCACCGTGGTCACCAACGCCTCTGAAGCCGTCGTCACCAGCGCCGCCCACGGCTACAGCAACGGTGACTTCGTCCTTATCCTCAGCGGCTGGGGGCGCCTGAACAAGCGCGCCTTCCGCATCAAGTCCGTCACCACCGACACCTTCGTGCTCGAAGGCGCTGACACCACCAGCACCACGTTCTACCCGGCCGGCACTGGCATCGGCACCGTGCAAAAAATCTCTGCCTGGACGCAGATCACCCAGGTGCTTGGCATCAGCACCAGTGGCGGCGACCCGAAAAACGTGGACTACAAGTACATCGAAAGTGATGTGTCCTACAGCATCAACGATGGCTTTGCAGCGTCCAGCGCCTCCATGGATCTGGATGCCGACAGCATCACCACTGCCGGCTACATCGCCCTGAAGGCCCTGACCGAAGTGCAGACCGATACCGTGGTCAAGCAGGTCAAGCGCAGCGGCGCCATCACCCTGCGCCCCTGCACCGTGGCCCTGAACGAGGACGAATCCATCGCCGACGGCCAGGTCAACAAGGTCAAGGCCGCCATGAACGGCAACAACCGCCTCACGCGCTACGCCTCCTGATCCCCGGGGCCCTCGCTGGCCCCACACCGCGCACCGACTGCAGCCCGGTTCGTCCTTTCGCAGGGGCGGCCGGGCTGCGGCACGGGCATGCCATCCACCCTGCGAAAGACCCCATTCCCCCATGACCACCGTCAAACTTGGCAACCGCCCCAAGACATTCCCCTGCGCCGTCAAGTTCCCCATGCTGGACGGCAGCACCGGCACCATCAAATTTGACTTTGTCTACCGCACCAAGACAGAGCACGGCGCCTTCATTGACGCCGTCGTGTCCGACGCCAAGGCCAAAGACGCCATCGCCCTCGGCGCAGACGGCGCAGACAGTGCAGACGCCCCGGTGATCGACGCCGCCTTGCCGTTTTCCATGGCCAAGCTCATGACCGCCACCGTCGAAAAGAATGGTGAGTACCTGTGCAAGATCGCCACCGGCTGGAGCCTTGACGTGCCCTTCGGTCCCGCCACCGCCCAGCAGCTGGCAGACGAACTGCCCGCCGCCGTCGCCGCCACCATGGAAGCCTACCGCGCCGCCATCACCGAAGGCCGCCTGGGAAACTGAAAGCGGCCGCGCAGGCGTTCTACACCCCCATGCCCAGCGCGGCCGAGCTCAAGGCCCTTGACTTCGAGCCCGAGGACTACGACGACGACGCCTTCGAGGTCTGGCCTGAAAACTGGCCCGCCTTCCAGATCTTCACCGAGCTGCAGACCCAGTGGCGCGTGGGCCTGAACGGGCGCACCGGTCTGGACTACTGCGCCGTTTTTCGCGTCCTGGACGAAACCCCGGGCCTCACCCCGCAGCAGCGCCGCCAGCACTATGACGACATCCGCGTCATGGAGCTGGCGGCCCTGGCCCAACTCAACAAGCCCGCCGACTAACCAGAAGCGCCCATGGCCGACCTCAAAGCACAGTTAGAAATCACCGCCGACGCCACAGGCGTTGAAGTCGGTGTTGGCCAAGCCAAGCGCGCCGTCGGCGAGCTGGGCACCGCCGCCGCCACAGCCGGCGCCCAGGCCGGCAAAGGCATGGACGCCATCGGCGCCGGCGGCGAAGAGGCCGCGCGCAAAATCCAGCGCTCCACCACCAGCCTGATTGGATCCATCCAGCGCACCACCGCCGCCATGGAGGCCGGCAGCCGCAGCAACGCCCAGTATTACGAGTCCCTGGCCTCACAGCGTGGCATCAATGCCGACGTGCTGCGCCCCTACCTGGACCAGCTGCGCGCCGTTGAAGAACGGCAAAAAGCCGCCAACGCCGCCCTGGGCAGCGGCAGCGCCGCCCTCGGACACGTCGGCGTCAGCGCCGCGCAAACCGCCGCCGCCCTGCGCGGTGTGCCCGCGCAGTTCACAGACATCGTCACCAGCCTGCAGGGCGGGCAAGCGCCGCTCACGGTGTTCCTGCAGCAGGGCGGCCAGCTCAAAGACATGTTCGGCGGCGCCGGCAACGCCGCCCGCGCCCTGGGTGGCTACGTGGTCGGCCTCATCAACCCCTTCACCCTGGCGGCCGCTGCAGCCGGTGTGCTGGGGTACGCTTACTTCAAAGGCAGCCAGGAGGCCGCCGCCTACGCCCAGGCCATGACCATGACGGGCAACGCCGCCGGCACCAGCGCAAGCCAGCTGGCCGCCACCGCCGCACAGATCGGCAGCGTGGTCGGCACCACCGGCCAGGCTGCAGACGCCCTGGCCAAACTGGCAGCCAGCGGCAACATCGGGGCCGACAGCTTTCGCCAGTTCGGCGAAGTCGCCCTGCGCATGCAAAAGACCATCGGCCAGTCTGTGGCCGACACCGTCAAAGACTTCGATGCCCTGGGCAAAAGCCCGGTCGAAGCCGCGCAAAAGCTGGACGAAAAATACAAGTACCTCACCGCCAGCATCCTGGCCCAGATCCGCGCCCTGCAAGACCACGGCAAAGCCAGCGAGGCCGCCGCCCTGGCGCAGACCAACTTCGCTGACGTCATGGACGCCCGCAGCAAAGTCATGGAAGCGCAGCTGGGCAGCATTGAAAAAGGCTGGAACGCCGTCAAGGCCGCCATTCTTGGCGTCGGCAGCGCCATCATGGGTATCGGCCGGCCAGACACCGCCGCCGACCAATACGCAGCCCTGCAAAAAGCACTGGCCGAACGCCAGAAGCGCGGCCCGCTGAACGACAACACCGCGGCTGCCTGGGAAAAGGGCAACGAGACCCTGCGCCAGCAGATCGCCCTGATGGGCGAAACCGTCCGCCTTGAAAAACGAAGTGGCGACGCCGCCGCCCAGGCCAACGAAGCCCGCGAAGCCGGCCTGCGCTTTGAAAACCTGCTGTACGCCGGCCGCACCAAGAGTCAGCAGCTGGAAGCCGAAATTGCCAAGGTTCGGGCCGATGGTGCCGCCGCCGGCCGCAGCGAGCTGGAGATTCAGCGCGCCATCGGCATCGTGCGCCAGAAATACATGGACAACACCGGGCAAAGCGAGGTGGCAGACATCCGCGCCCGCGTTGCGGTCCGCCAGCAAGAGCTGCTGCAGCTGCAGACCCGGGGCACCCTGGCGCAGAGCATGACCGAGGGCGAAAAGCTCGTCCTCAAGATTCAGCAGGAACTGACCACGCAGCTGGGGCGCAGCGCCCGGGCTCAGAAAGAAAAGGCCCTGGCTGAGGCACAAAACCTCTCCGTGGTGGACCGCCAGATCCAGGGCGAAGAGCGCCGCATTGCCGGCCTCAAAAGAAGCGACTCCGCCCATGCCGCCCTGCTGGACAGCATGGACAAAGAGGCCGAGAAAATCCGCGACCAAGCCCAGGCCCAGGAGGCCGCCAACGGCGTCTGGGGCAAAAGCAAAACGGCCATTGAAGAAGCCACCCTGGCGCAGATGCAGCACAGCATGGCAGAGGCCGAAGCCAGTGACCGCTTTGACCCCGCGTACATCGCGTCCTTGAGCCGCAAAATTGAAGAGCAGAAGCGCTTTGTGGCCGCGCTCAAGGTTACGGACTTCAAAGAGCTTTCCCAACGCCAGCAAGAGTGGACCCGCCAGATCCAGGAGCAGGCCCTGGCCTACCAGGACGAAGCGGCACTGGCCGGCCTCACGCGGGTTGAGCGTGAAAAAGCCGTCGCCTCCCGGCAGATCGAGCTGGAGCTGGCCAAGCGCCTGGCAGAGATCGACCGCTCCAACCTCACCACCTCGCAAAAGACCGAGCTGTCAGACGCCGCCCGCACCACCGCCGCACAGGCCCGGGTCGGCGCCTTTGCCCGTGCCGTGCAAGACGAGTTCACCCGCACCGCAGACGCCATCAACACCGCCCTGGTGGACGGCATCCTGGCCGCCGGCAAAGACGGCGGGCGCAGCCTGCGCAAGACGCTGGAGGCCGAGCTGGTCACCAAGCCGTTCAAAATCCTGCTGCAGGGCGTGCTCTCGCCCATCAGCAACACGCTGGCCAGCTACGTCACGGGCGGCAGTGGCGCAAGTGGCCTGCTGGGCAACCTGGGCGCAGGCGCCAGCGTGTACAACGCCGGCAGCAGCATCCTGGGCACCTCGCTGGCCAGCACGGCCGGCGCCACCTACGCCAACCTGGCCGGCGGCGGGCTGGACACCTTCCTGGCCACCAACGCC